GGAAGCAAACGCCCCTATTTTCGGCAAGGCTTCGCCCAAGCCTTTAGCAAAGGATTTGGAAAAAGCTACAACCTCTTTGCGATTTTCGCGCATAAATTTTGACAGCTTGCCCATGACGTCCGACACGACAGGCAGTAGAGCGGCTCCTATGGTGTTTTTCATGCCGGCAAGCGAAAGTTGCGCGTCAAGCAGCTTATCCTTGAAGACTTCGGCGTCTCGGGCGGCCTTGTCGCTTAGAACGTACCCGGTTTGCCGGGCATCGGCTTGCAGTTGCTTCAGCCCGGCGGAGCCATCGCGCAGCATGTTGACCATGGACACGCCTTCCCGACCGAAAAGAGCGGCGGCATAGGCGGTGCGCTGGGACTGCGTCTCGACCGTTTGCAACTCGTCAGCAACAATAGCCAAAGCTTGATCTGGCGTCATTTCTGACAGCTCTTGCGCAGACAGTCCAAGGGCCTCAAGGGCTCCTTTGGCCGCTCCGGAGCCTTGGGATGCTTCGCCAAGCCGTTTTGTGAAGCGCTCGATTGACGAGTCGAACTTTTGCGTAGCCACCCCGGAACGCTCCGCCGCATAGCGAAGCTCCTGTAACGATGCTATCCCCATGCCGAGTTTATCAGCGGTTTTCGCTGTGGAGTCGCCCAAGGTCGCGGTGTTGTTGGCAAGGGCGAAGATGCCGCCGGCGGCGGCGCCTACCGCCACGGCGGCTCCGGCGGCCACCTTGCCGACTTGCATAAAGGACGATCCCAGCCCCTTCCCCGCCTTGGCGACTTGTTGCAGAGCCGCAAGTTTCTTCCTGGAGTGGTCCACCTCGCGAGCGAGGCGCGTTTGCTCCCGCCGAAGGTCGCCCGTGTCCACGCCGGCTTCCTTAAGCTCCGCCCCCAGAGTCTTCAGCCGCTTGCGCTCAGCATTGTAGGCTTTGCCCGCCCCGTCCGCCGCTTTTTGAGCGGCCCGCATCTCTTTGCGCATCTCCGCGCTCGGCTTCTTCTCTTTCTCGTAGGCCCTTGTCAGGTTGTCCGCGTCCCGCTTCAGCTTGCGGTATTCCCGGCCCAGGGTTCTGACGCCTGCGGGGTCGTACTGGTTTAGCTTGTCTTGCTGGCGTTGCAGGGTGCGCATGGAGTCAGCCACGCCCGAAAAATCACCCCGAATGACCTTGCCGACCGATGCCGCCTTGGCCCCAACAGCCCCGCCGGGGCGTTGCTTGGATTGGGACCGATTGAGCTTGTCCTGCTGGCGTTGCATGGCGCGCATGGAATCCGTAGCGCCCGAGAGGTCAGACTTCACGGTCTTTCCCACCCTAGCCATGCTGGGGGCGACTGCTGCCCCCAATTCAAATACTGCGGAATACTTTTTCATAGCTGTTCGCTTGGAATTGCTTCAACCCACCACACAAGTTCCGAGCACGGCAAATTTATAATGTCTGTCATGCCCCATCCTGTGTAGTGGGCCAGATACAGCGCATATTGGCGGGCAGCCGCCGGGGTCAGGCTAAAAAACTCTCGAACCGCCGTTGCAGTTTGGCGTAGTCCTTCAGGGTTGTTTTTCGGACAACAGCGTCCGGGACTTCGCACAGGTTTGCGAAGAGGCGCACTTCGACTTCCGCCTCTGTGCCGCCTTGCTTGTTCGCAATCAAGGTATCCTGGACTGTTGGCTCCCTCATCTCAAGGGAGTTGTATGTATGACCTTCGTGTTCCACAGGCTTTTTCAAAACAATCGGCTCGTTATCTTCCATGGTGACGGTCCCCTTGTTATGCGATTCCCAAGGCATCGCGCTTGGCCTTCAGTTGATCCGTGCCGTTCACGATTCGCACCATGTTCGGTATGTCTACTTCATAAACCGTGATATCCCCCTGCACGTACTTGTAGTATTGCAAAGACAGTTTGTACTGCTGTGTCACCTTGCTTCCCTTGGACCACGCGGAATTGGCGAGGCCGTTTATTTTGCCGCGCATGGTGATCGTGACGGCTGTCACCGTGCCGTCCAAGTCCTCCAGGGCGGCGCGCACGATACAGGCCACAGCGTTATTATTGACGACGCCGAACAATTTCAGCGTTTCAGCGCAGTGTTTGGTCGTGGTGAAGGACATTTCCAGGGGTTCCATGCCCATTTCCACCTTAATGGAGCCGTCCATGCCCCCACCCCCAAAATCCTCGGTTTTCAAGGTCAGTTCGGGCAGTTGCACCTCTTCCAGCTCCCCGGCGAAACCGTAGCCGTCCAAGGTCAGATTGAAATTTTTCAGAACCTTGTTTGCAGCCATTAGCTGAAGACCTCCTCAATGTAGTCCGTAGTCAGGCAAGCGCGAAACACCATGCGCTCTGCCGGATACGTGGGGGTAAAGTCGTAATCCCAATAGATTTTGCCGTCCGAAATCTGATCGGCGGTGTTCAGTTCGGCATTCGGCCAGCACGCGCCGCCCAAAATGGCCCCCTTGGTCTTCAGCGTGCGCAGATAGTTGTTGACTCCCTCCGCCACGTCCTCCGCATAGGTGCGGGTTATGGGCCGATCCACCGCCCAAAGATGGTTGGTTTGAATGCTGTCCATGATGGCGTCGGCAGTGCGCCGGACGCACAGGAATTGATACCGGGAGTCCGTGGCGGGAGTCCGGTTGCCCCACAGGCGGTAGCCGTCCTCATAAATGATCGTTGCGACGTTCTGCTCGTTCAGCAGGTTCGCGCGGCAATTCACATCGCCAAGCGTGAAGTCCACGGATCGACCAACGCCGCTGATGCCGTTCAAGGTCTGATTTGATGGCGACCACCAGAACCCCTTGGTGTTGTCCATTTTGGCAATCAGCCCGGCGACGCGGGGGCTGGCCGGTTCGGTGACATAGGCCCCATCCCGGAAAACCTTCACCCACGGGTCCACCATGTAGATACGCCCCGATCCGAAGTCCCCGATGGCGGACACGGCCATATCGTCCGTAGAGTTTGGCCCGTCCACGATGACGACCGCGCGCAACTGTTCGGCGATGCCTAACAGTTCGGCAGCTACAGGGTTGGCGAGATACGCCTCCGTTTCGTCGTCGTACTCGCGTTGGTGGATGTAGCCCGGTACGCACAAAATGCGCGGCTTGTAGCCCACTTTGGACTTCGCGCCAAGCAGGGCGTACACGCCGATATAATCGCCGTTCGCGTCCGTGCCGCCCACGATGTTGGTCATGGTTTCGTCGTCGTCCTCGCCCTCTTCCACGCGCACGACAATGACGGCTGCGCCGATCTGGTCGAAAATGGCGTCCATGGCGTTGGGCAGTGTTCCGGCGCCGTCCCCTACGGTGTCCAGGTACGCGGCTTTCGTCCGGTTCCCGGCGACAAGCACGGGCTCATTCAGGGGGAATTTTTCCGCGTCCGCATCCGGGGCCGTGCCCACGATGCCGATAACGGACATTTTGACCGTGGTGATTGTGCGGGCCCCGTCTTCAATTTCCAGAACCTCTACACCATGCAAAAAATCTTCGGACATGAAGGACTCTCCTTGATGTTAAATGAAGTCCGGCGCGGCGGGCCAAGCCACGGCCGCCGGGTAGTCGTAGCCCTGCGGAATCCGGCGCAACGATTGGATGTACTCCAGCAGTTCCAGGTATTGCGCATCGGTCAACGTCGCGGCGGTGAGTGACCCGGCCGTGACCAGCGCGGTCTCCTGCATGTGCCGCATGACCAGCCAGTCTGCGTCCTCGATCAGCGCGTCGCGCCGGGAGCGCACATCACGCCAGACAAAATTTTCCACGTCCTCCATCTTGACGATGGCACATGCGTAGTCCCCATTTGTCGCATCGTCGACGATGGCCTGCGCTTCGGCTTCCGTGCAGTCGAGAATCATCACCAGCCTGCCGTCTTCAATCCAGTCCAGCGTGTTGTCGTCCGCTGCGGAGAACGGCCGGCCGGTCTGCGGGTCGCTGGGATAGTGACGCCCGCTGCCGCCGGATCCGTTGTACACCACAGGGTAACATTGTATGAGTTGCATGATACCTCCTATTCAAACAAGGCTTGGCGACTGACGACAAGGTAATGCATGATCCCCTTGAACTCGTAATAGGTGCCACCCCCACCTACCAGCGTCTCGTTTGTTGTCTCCAACTGAGATGCGAAGGCGGTACATGTAAATTCGAATTTCTGACCGTCGGGGATGTCATCCCAGGATACAGGACGGGACGTGGTGCTATAGCCCAATCGAACCACACTGTTTTTATACTGAACGATCCACCAAACGGTTTGATCGTTCGACAACGGCTCCAGCGTTTCACCCGTAGAGATGCTGTTTCCTTCATCGTCGATCAGCGACGTCGTGCCGCTGTTACCGACAGTGAGAGATGCGCTTGCGTATGTGTGACCGGTAGAGTAGCCGTAAAGCAAGCCGAATCCACCCAGCGAAACTGGTCGCGACGTAGACGACACGTCCGAATCCGCACACTTGACGACGACGCAAAATTCGTCCTGTCCCTGAATTAATGACGCGATGCCGTTTTCAATGTCCTGCGAAAATCCAGAGCTTTTCGACACCACCCTGCCGGGAGGGGAAGTTGTTGAACCGGCAATGTTGCCGGATTGCGTCAGGGTGCGACCAGCCTCGCTCAATCCACCGCCCTGGCCAACCTCGTCACCGCCGTCTGAAACATTGTTGAAGACGACGGTGAAAATTTTGCTGGCTGCGAGCGTGGATTCGTAAAAGTCATCCCAGTTCCCCCAGCGAGTGACGGCACTGAATACATCTTCACACGTAAACCCTGTGGCCGCGCTCCAGTCCGACCAGCCCAGCTCCGTCCCCTGATACCGGCACTGCCAAGTGTAGGCCTCGCTCTCGGTCAGATATCCGGCATCCACCGTCACGGACTCCACCGCGCCCAGTTC